GAACTGTCTATGGCTTGTTTTGTTGAACTGTCTATGGCTTGTTTTGTTGAACTGTCTATGGCTTGTTTTGTTGAACTGTCTATGGCTTGTTTTTGTTGAACTGTCTATGGCTTGTTTTTGTTGAACTAAACAGTACTGGATTGTTAACTTACTCATATACACTTTTCTGTAGGGCGTTTTCAGATATGGTGCCAAGAATACCTACAGAAGAATGAATTTTTGCATTTTTGTTTATTTGTGTTTTTTGGCATTTCGTTTCTTGGTTTTGGATTTTTTCCCACCCAATCCGAGCCAACCAAAGAAACCTTTTGATTCGCCTTTGGCATTGGCCAGTTCTCTTTTGGCTGTGTCGAGTTCTATTTGAGATTGGTTCACTTGCGATTGCAGTTTTTTCACCTTTTCCTCAAGCGCCTTGATTTCTGCATCGGATGCCTTTCCTTTTATGTTGTTTGTCACGCTGGGGCCATTTGCATTATTGACGGGGCCATTTGCATTATTGACAGGGCCATTTGCATTATTGACAGGGCCATTTGCATTATTGACGGGGCCATTTGCGTTATTATTATTCGGTGGTAGCATCTTTATATAGGGTTGATATAAAATTGAATATAAATCGTAAACAAGAGAGGTGGTTACAAGGATGCCGCCTAAGAAAGCAGTGATTCAGAAACAGACCAAAACGGCGCTTCAAATCGATGAGCGAGGTTGTATCAAGGAGGTGCAGGTCCCGGTCCATGCTACTTTGGACGAATGTTTCAAGGTGGTACAAGCGGGAACGAAGCATACGAAACAGGGTTTCAAGGAGCATTTTGTGTGGGATTTGACGTGGGAAGACAACAAGTATACAATTTCTTTGTATGGTAAGTCGGTAGAAAAGGCGGTGACGGGTCGAAATGCGGGTGAGCATTGTCTTCCTCCACCTCTGGGGGAAACAAATTTTGTGGGTGCCTGTCTTTTGGTATGTCAGGAAGGTCCCCTCCAGGTATCTTTGTGGAACGATTTGGTGGAAATCATTTACGAAAAGTACGAAGACGTCGACGACGAATTGGAGGACGGTCAGGAGTCGGAAATGGACGATTACAGCGAACGCGGTTCGGAAGTGGACGAGGCGGAGCCGGAGGAAGACGAAGAAGAGGCGATGGTGATTCGTGGCGGTAAAAAAAAAAAGACAGTGGCCTCCACCAAAGACGACTTGCCTACTTACTTTGCAGCAGAACAACCTTATTTGGACTGTTCGTGCGAGTTGGATTTTGAAACCTATTTGTAAATAAATAGCCTATTGTAATTTAATTTCTATATGAAAAATAGATATGCAAACCAAAAGCGTATATGCTTTGATTTGCATCGGCATCGCATTCCTCTTTTTCCTTTTTTTGTTTCAATACAAGGAAGGATATTTAACAACCATTGATACTTCTGCTTATGCTTCTGCTAATGCTTCTGCTTCTGCTACTCCAGGTCTTGGTTTCAATCCCAATGAGTTATTGTTTTCGAGTATAGAAAGTGGATTGATTGAAAAGGTGGTGACCAATTTGTCGTCCCTGTCCTTGTCTGATTTGAACTACCCCAGTACAGGTGAATTCATCAAAGATTTATTGAAGGAATCGCATTCCATTCCGTATGGGGCCGATGCAACGGCTTCGTCGATTCAGGGATATTATGCCTCGTTGTCCACCAAGATGGCAGAATACAAAACGAGTCCTCAGATTATCAAGTACATACAAAAAGTCAGTCAATCGTTGGCAAACCAAATCAGTCTGCAAATTGATAAAGCTATTTCGTCATACGACACCACTATCCAAGAAACATACCTGAACCCCGCATCATCTCCCTTTGTTTCCAATTATTTCTAATCTTGCATCTCTTACATCTCTTACATCTCTTACATCTCTTATCTCTCTTACATCTCTGTCCATGGCTGCGTTGGCCAAGGCGTCGGCGCGTTTGTTTTGTGCGCGTGGGATATGTACATAATCCACCTGTAGGAGTTTCTGGGCAGAGTCCGAGCAATGTTGCCAGAGGCTATGTAGCCGTGTGTTGTTGACTTTGTATTCCCGTTTCATTTGTTTTATGACGAGTTGTGAGTCGCCATGAACGACGACGACGCAGGAGGAGGAGTGTGGCAAGGAGGCGAGGTAAGAGAGGCCGCGCAAGAGGCCGGTATATTCGGCGACGTTGTTGGTTTCGTGTGGGCCGACGAAATGTGCGTCGTGCCAGACTTCTGTGCCGGAGGCGTCAACCAAGGAGGAGCCAGAGCCAGAGGGACCGGGATTTCCGCGGCTACCGCCGTCAAAATACAAAGAGTAATGGTGGGTGTTCATTTGTCTACAATGGTAATGGTGCATTGTATCAATTTTAGGAAATGTTTTTTTAGGGTCATAATACAATGAAGGTGAAAAACAAAGGTTTTGTAGTGGGGGTTTTCGTATTCGTCATCCTCGTCTTGTTTATGGGTATTTATGTTTCAAAGGAGGGATATTACAATTCGAAAACCATGTATTCGGATTTTAAGACGGCCGAACAAGCAGGCAACTTGAATGCATGCAAATCTGTGTTTCAGTGTGTTGCCAAATGCAAGTATCTCAAAAATGGTAAGAATGCATGTCTGATGAAATGTTACAACATGAAAGAAAACAAGGAAAACAAATGCATTGAAAATGTCAATGCCGGAACTGTCAATGCAAATAGCACGTCCACAGACAATCCGTGTCAACCACTGTATGATTGTATCAGTAATTGCAAGAATTCAGTTCCATCTCACTCTTCACAATTTGGATATGATTACAGTAATTCGGGTGTGAATTGTGTCGACAATTGCATGAATAATAAATTTTATTCGTTGAACAAAAAATACCGGTGTGTATGAAGGAACCTACGGTTCCTTCAAAACCTCCCTATCTAGAACAGCTAGCGGCCTTATGGCCGCGGCGCCTTCAAAACCTCGTATATAGTAATGTTTTTGTGACATCCTTACAGAGTGGGTTTGAAAACGCCTTACAGGGGGTAAGCAATGTATAGATTTTGAATTTATACATGGCTTTTTTGCATGATTGTATACTTTTTGTTTCTTTTTGTTTTCTTCTTCTTTTTTCCTCCTTCTATCTTTCTTTTTGTGTTCATGGTACACAAACGAAGTAAAAATAAATCTAAATCTATGACATTACAATCAAATCCAAGTTTTGGATATATTGTAAAATCTTGAGACATGTCCATCAATTCGATTGACTGAATTTCTGTATTGTTTGTACAAAAATCTTTGAGAACGTTTACCATTCGTCTGCCAGTACCCAATGCTTCTTTTGTACAAAAGAGATTGATATATAAAGATGATGTTTCTTCATCTTTGGTTAAACACATGAAACCTAACAAATCTCCATTCATATTGTCCAAATCTAAGAATACATTGTCTGAGTAAATAAAAATAAAATGATTTCGTCGCCATGTTTCAACATCAAAATGTAGTGAATGCTCCCCACGTTGGCATAAACCTGTTTGATTCAACAGTTTCAATCCTATCTTTTCATACGACAAATCATGTTCTTTATGAAATACTACATGAAATACTTTTCTAGCTGCTTCAATAAAAGAGGATTGCTCTTGCATAAAAAGAGGATTCACAAACAGAGAATAACGTAAATTTGACATACCTATCTTAGGTATAGAAACAAAGGGAAGGAATTACTCCAGGAACCAAATGCGAGTATTCTTGTCCTGTTTCCAAGACGCATACTTTTGAGAAGGAAGACAACCACTCCTCACAATCCTCCTGTAAGGCCGTTTCGACAATTGTCCACGTATGTTTCTCCCCCTTGGCATATCTTGCAAAAGCAGGACAATCAAAACACAATATTGTATCGCCCACTTTGTAATGCAACGAAATGCGATACAAATAATAAGGAAAATTCATCGACTCTTTTTCGACACCCCCATGGTTCGGCAAAACCACCAAATGTACCGCTGAATCAGTCTTCATCCTTATATATTGACTCCAGAAAAGGTGTTTGCACCAAATAAATCATTTTATATGCTTATTCACATATGATTTTTTCTTTTTCATTTTTCATATGATTTATTATTTTCACACGTCATGGTAGCGACATGAATAAATTATATATATCGGCGGCATTGGCCTGTACATTCACAGCAGCCTGTCTCTTTCTTTTTTTGGTCAAACAACAACAATTAGAAAACCTTCAAATCAACATCCATACCAACACCGAGTACGACGAAGTCTACAACGTCGGCGACCTCCTCTGCATCCACGGCGTGACCGGCCACTGGAACAACCAACACTGCTACAACAACATCCTGTTTCCTCATTTATTAACAGCCTTCCCCGGCAGCATTTTTGACATCTACATGCAAAGCATCGACCCCGAATCAGACCTCCTCCCCGTCATACCCAAACTGCAAGCCGCCGTCGACACCTACTCCACTCAACATAACATAACATTATCTACCACACAAGGCCAAGAAGTGCAACGCAATGACGTATTGTGTGTCCATATCCGCAGCGGCGATTGGGGGCATGTCGAAGACGATTTCATCGACAAGGTAAAACAGGTGGCCCAAGGGTATCGAAAGGTGTATATATTGTCGGGAATACACAAGGACACGCGGTTCGGCACCTTGGAGGAAAATCGCGTCAAATTAGTGGCCGATGTAGATAAACTCACCAGCAACGACGGACCAGAATATGTCTTTGACAATTCCGATGTCGATTTCCACTTGTGCCTTTTTCGACTCTGTAAAAACCTCATGGTACACCGAGGCGGATTCTCCATGGTGGCAACACTCCTCTTTCAAGGAAATACACTGTACCTCACACAACCCTTCCTGTACCAAGAAGGCGAAAATCGATGGACACAATACCTGCAAAATTCTCCCTTTCAATTATTCATACTTCCTTAAAAATATGTCACACATTCCATATGTGTCACATATTTACCACCTATCCTACAAACCCCTCTGTAAGGAATTTCTTCAAACGGTTTGTAAACGGCCTTACAGGGGTGGTTATGAGCGGCGATACTTGTGATTCGTATTGTACAAACGGTTTTTTTATTGTTCGGCCTACGGCCTCACAAACCATCCTCTGTAAGGAATTTCTTCAAACGATTGTCAGCTGTTTGTAAAGGCCTTACAGGGGTGGTATGAGCAGCGATTACTTGTGAGTCGCGTTGTACAAACGGTTTTTCATTGTTCGGCCTACGGCCTCACAACCCCCTCTGTAAGGAATTTCTTCAAACGATTGTCAGCTGTTTGTAAAAGGCCCTACAGGGGTGGTTATGAGCAGCGATACTTGTGATTCGCGTTGTACAAACGGGTTTTTCTATGGCGGCTCACAAGTAATCGCTACCTACAAACCCTCTGTAAGGAATTTCTGGAAACGGTTTAAAGGCGCCGCGGCCATAAGGCCGCTAGCTGTTCTAGATAGGGAGGTTTTGAAGGAACCGTGGTTCCTTCATAGGGAGGTTTTGAAGGCGCCGCGGCCATAAGGCCGCTAGCTGTTCTAGATAGGGAGGTTTTGAAGGAACCGTGGTTCCTTCATAGGGAGGTTTTGAAGGCGCCGCGGCCATAAGGCCGCTAGCTTTGGGCAGCCGAAGGCTGCTGAAGAACCGTAGGTTCCTTCATTTACATAACTTTGACACCACCTGTGAGGCCGGTGCCGACGGCGAAGCCGATACCTTGACGTGAGGAGCCTGCTGCGGCTGGGATGAAGACATCGAGGATGGCAAAGGTGGAGGCGGCCATCAGGGCGATGACGGCAATTTCCTCTAAATCCATGCTTTTCTTGGGAATAATGAAAGCGACGGCAGAAACAACAAGACCTTCAATGAGGTACTTGATGGCCAACTTAAGATAATCATTGACGTAGGGCATGATAGAATATATATACCAATGACAAAAAATCTATGCTCTTGGAAAACAAACAACGAATAAAAAAAGAGGTTAAACGTTGGAATCGCTAAAGGAATACATCCATGACTGACAGGGACACAGTATTCATTGGCGACGAGTTGGACGAGGACCCTTCTTTTTCGGGGGCCAAGTATGTGGGTATTTCGTTTTTGAGTCCGGAAAAAATTCTAAAGAAGCGTGAGTTGTTTTATTTCGAGCAATTCGTCAAAATATGGGATTTCAACAAGTCCATGTTGAAGTTCAACGACTTTCTGCAGTTCCTGACAGAAAAGTACAATTTGAAGGTGGACAATGTCATGAAGGATTACCGTGATTTCCTAAAAGAGGAAGAGGACAAGTTGAAGGACGAATCCGTGTTTGACGATTACAAAAATTATGTCGATAAATTTGATGAATCCTTGCTACAGCAATTCAACAAGGAGAACGAGTTTCAGACCTCGGTGCGGGGGCTCAAGATTCGTACACCCACCTACGCCACCTTGGAAGAGGCCGAAGAAATGGTGAAAAAGGTGCGAGAGCGCGACCCCACACACGACATTTACATTGGTCAAGTGGGCAAATGGATGCCATGGGAGCCGGATGCCTATAAAACGGGTCGCATCGAATTCATGGAGCCAGAGTTGAACCGTTTGCATCATGAAAAGGCCAAGAACGAGGCCAAAGCGAAACAAGAGTTTGACCAACGTGTTCGTGACACCAAACGTCGAGCGATTCTAGAAAACATCAAATTGGCAGAGAAAAACAACAATGTGTTGACGCAGACATTGGATGAGAATGACAATTTGGTAGGAGTGCAACAGACGGTGAATTTCGAAGAGCGCGAACCAGCGACGGAAGAAATGAAGAACCAACAGAGGGATGAATTGTTTGACAAATACAACGAGGAAAAACAATAACAGTAGTAGTCGCGTTTAAACGACCTTAGAAAATCATAATCAGAATACATCTGCTTGGGATTATGATTTGTGTGGAACGATATGAGAACGAGTCTTTACCAAATCTAGAGGAATGGTCCAGGACGCACCCAGAGGGGGCGGATTACTGGGACCAATATTCACTGGACAACTTACAGACATACCATCCTCTCTACGATTTTTTGTTTCCGTCGCAGGACAATTCCGCCGTCGGATTGACACACCCCTACAGGGTGGTTGATTTAGGACATGTGCGCAAGTCGGCACATGATGCCATCGTCAAAATGCCTGTTCATGTCAAATTCTCGCCCTTGTTGGACCCTATCAAGTACATGATTGGTAAATACGACGAAGTCGTGACCAAATACGACGAAGTCGTGACCAAATACGACGAAGTCGTGACCAAATACGACTTGCCGCAGCCGGGTCGTTCGATAGAGGCGGGAAAATTGGGTAGTATCAACAACATGTCGTATGTAGACAATTATTTCTATTATTTGAGCAGTCGTTTGTTGCACGAATATGGTTTCTTGCATGGCATCGATTACTATGGAAGTTTCCTCGGTATTCAGAAAACGTTTCGGTATGATGTGACGGAAGATTTGTCGTATTTGAGCGAGTCACCAGCGTTTCGTGACAAATTGGCCAAGGGCGAAGTGGTTTGTCATGAATTTACTGATTGGATGGGTGTCAAAGAGAAATCAGTGACACATGCATTTCGCCATCCCTTGAACCTCTCTGCTACAGACAACTTATCCATGGACGACATTGTGGATGCCGATTTGGAAGTCACTCTTACAGAATCAAACTTGAAAATACAATCAAGCATGGAAATACAATCAAGCATGGAAATACAATCAACCATGGAAATGGTATACCAAGAAGATGTCCCTAGTGACGAGACAATGCAGTTACGAGAAGAGCAGTCTTCCGACAGTTGTGTGAGTTACACAACTGTCGACGAAAACGATGTAGCCCCCTTGCCACCAAAGAAAAAAGTACCGCCACTCGACTTTTCCAAACTTCTTCCTGTTGCTACTACTACTGCTACTGCTGAAGAAGAAGAATTCAATCAATCACCTAGAAGAAGAAGAGACATAGATTCAGAAAAAGATTCAGGAAACGATTCAGCAAACGACAGAGAAGATTCAGAAGGTGATACGAAATGGGAAGATATGGACGAAGAAGGAGAAGAAGATGAAGAAGGAGAAGAAGAGGAAGAGGGAGACGTATGGGCTTATTTGTCCAATTACCCAGTGCAGGCGATTTGTTTGCAACGTTGTGATGGTACGTTGGACGAATTGTTTGACCAGGGTCGAATGAACGAGTCCATGTCCATGGCCTATATGTTTCAGGTAGTGATTACGTTGTATGCTTACCAAAAGGCTTTTTCAATGACACACAATGATTTACATACCAACAACATTATGTATGTCCATACGGACATTGAATATTTGTATTACAAAGTGGGTGGAAAACGGTATGAAGTGCCGACATATGGTCGTATTATGAAAATCATTGATTTTGGTCGTAGTATATACCGTTTCGGTCCGCATTTGTTTACCAGCGATTCCTTTTCGATAGACGGCGATGCTCATTCTCAGTACAATACAGAACCGTTTTACAATCCTCGCAAGCCACGTGTAGAGGCGTCATTTGCATTTGATTTGTGTCGTTTGGGTACTTCTTTGTACGATTTCGTACTGGATTTCGAGAGGGTCCAAGAAAAGGGGTTTGATATCACGACGCTGGACGGGTTTCAACAATTGGTAAACCGATGGTGCCAAGACGACCAGGGCAAAAATGTACTCTACAAACGCTCCGGCGAAGAACGGTACCCTGAATTCAAACTGTACAAAATGATTGCACGCACCGTCTCACAACATACCCCCCAAAATCAATTGGACGCCTTTTCCATGTTTGAAATGCCTCCTCACACAGAAAAACAAGAAGAAGAAGAAAAACAAGAAGAAGAAAAAAAACAAGAAGAAGACGGACACTTGCCATGGATGGACCTGGACCAACTTCCAGTGCTGTATACAACATAAAAAAGGTGTTAAAACCTCTTTGTTTCATTCATTAATTACAAAACATAGCAAAACAATACAAACATAATTACATGGCTGGCAAAATTACATGGCTGGCAAAATTACATGGCTGGCAAAATTACATGGCTGGTAGACAAATATATTCCAACATGGCAAACAAAATCTCGATATTCGCAGAGGTCATATGGGTATAACCTTGTAGTAAGTCATGGGTAATGATGTCATACGCAGTCAACCAACTTCCCTCGATTTCTTCCTCTTCTTCTTCATCATACATGGTTTCCCGATGCATAAGGACATTGTAACCACGTTTGGGAACATTACGTCGGAATGCTTCCAAATCACGTTTCTCAATCGCCTCTGCCAATGCCCGTCTCTGCTCCTCGTTACGGACTTGCCATCCTGGAGCATAACGGTCCTCGTACGCCTTAACACGTTCACGTATTTCCGATGTTGTACGTGCACGTTCCTCTCTGTCACGAATATACAAGTTGTAAAACGCTTCGTCAACAACAGTACTCTTCATCAACGGATTCGTAGCAATATACTCTTCGTAATTCATTGTATCAATCAAATAATAATAATAACAACTTTATCAATCATTAAACATGGCAAAAACAAATCAATTTTTGTAAATAAAAACCAAAACCCCTCTGTAAGGCCTTTTCAAAACCCTGTGTTTGATGTGCAAAAACCCCTTCTGTAAGGCCCTTTCAAAACCCTGTGTTTGATGTGCAAAAACCCCTTCTGTAAGGCTTTTTCAAAACCCTGTGTTTGATGTGCAAAAACCCCCTCTGTAAGGCCTTTTCAAAACCTCGTGTTTGAAATACAAAAACCATTTATAAGAAAATATGAATGATGAGTATGAAGCACATTGTTCAAGATGGAATGGATGGGTTTGGACATCAGTTGGAGGGTTTGTGGACGTGTTTAATATTGCATAATGTCGATGATATATATTTTGATGCCAGACAGTATATAAAGAAACAATTTTCATTTCACCACATTGACAGTTCAGAACAGGAGGTAGCAAGGGAATATTTGACAGAGTGTTTGGTTCCTTTTATAAGAAAGTACAATGAGAAGGAGATGGAATACAAGGACATTGTTCGTACGCACGAGTTATGGGAAATACCGTTACAATATGAAGAGGATGTGTTGTATTCGTTGGACAATGTATTTTATTACAAATTACTTTTTCCGGAGGAACATCTGAAACAAATCGAAGAAAATATCCAAGAGAGGAAGAATTATTTCATCAATGACACGTTGCCCAAAAATCGCTTGCATGAAAAGAATATTGTGATTCATATACGAATGAATGACGCCATGTACAGATATGATTGTTTTGATAGTTTTTGCAAACAGATGAATTCATTGGTAGACATATTAAAAAGAGAATATCCTGACCATGTTTATTATATACATAGTGATGGAGTACCCGTGGATATCATTACACATATAGGTGATTCCAAATGTATTTTCTTTGGAAACAATACACCTGTGATGGATGTTCTCAGTGATTTTGTACATGCCAATATTTTTGTTTGTGGAGAAAGTTCGTTGTCGTTTGTATCCAGCTATTTTGGAGAGAAACAATTGATTCTTGTATCTGAACAATATGGGCATTCTATGCCCAACAAAAATGTGTACTCTATTTCGGATTATATAAAAAAGAATACCAAATGAAAAAATGAAAATGAAAAAATAAGTAGGAGGATGATGAAAAATTGATTCAGAAGAATAGAACAGGGGAGTGGGTACATAGATGCTATCATCCAAAAAGCTCAGCGTGTTGGACGAAGAATGGCGGGTCTTTTTACAGAACCAGCAAAACTTTTACGACCCGTTGATGCACTCACAATTGTCGAGTGGTGAACAGGCAAAAGAAAAGATTGTAGTGGATGAAAAGAGGGAGTTGGTGATTTTGCCTTCTTGTGGTGAGTTGGTGATTTCGACCAAGACGAAATGTTTGTATTTGAGTGCGCCGGTGCCGATTGAAGAGGTATTTTGGCGGGTGCCAATTCTGCCGTATTGGATGCCGGCGACGGGTGTGGTGAAAAAGCAGACGAAAATCATTTGTAGTTCGCCGGAAGAGTACGATGCGTACCAAGAAAAGGTGGCTGCGTTGGACCCGGCCATCTTTTCAGAAAAGGTGATTAAATTTGTGGACAATGCGGGGTATGTGCCGAAAGAGATGCCGAGTCCAGAAGACGAAGCCCGTATGTCGAAAACGGCCGTGAACCGTCGCAAGCTCAAATACAAGAACGAGCGAAAAATCACGATTGGTATGTGTAAAAAGGATGTGTTGAATGTGAGGCGCAAGGAGAAGCAGGGTGCGTTTTACAATTGTGTGGCGTTTACGTTGCGGATTTTATACGAGGGGATGTATTACGAATTCCATGCCAAGATTTTCAATACGGGTAAAATCGAAGTGCCGGGGCGTATGAACCATGACATGATGGAAGCCATCAAAACCGAAATCATACGTCTTCTGTCCCCTTTGTTGACGACAGAGGTTCCGTTGGCATTTGTTTCGTGCAAACGGGGTGTGTTAATAAACAGTGGGTTCAAGTGTGGATTCTTGGTGGACCGTGACAAGGTGCATCATTTATTGAAAACCAAGTATGGGATAGAGACGTCGTATGATTCGTGTTCGTACCAGGGTGTCAAGAGCAAGTTTTATTTCAATCACGACAAAGGGTTTGACAAGGAACAGCAGACAGGACGGATTGATGTGTTGGACCAGACGAAGATGAAGAATTTGAATGTGGACAAGAAGTATTCGGAGGTGGCGTTTATGATATTCCGGACGGGGAGTTGCATCATTGTGGGGAATTGCAGCAAACGGGTTTTGTATTTCATTTACGAATTCATTCGTGATTTGTTGGCGCGAGAATACGAGGTGATTTCGATGGGTTTGGAAGAGCCGGTGGTGGCGAAGCAGAAAAAGGCGCGTAAAGTGATGATTTCTTGTTCGGAAACGTATTTACAAGACAAATGAAAAAAATAGTCGGTTGCTATAGTAGATGAAGCACATGAAAACATTATCCCCTGTTGTTTTTTTGTTTGTCTTCTTTTTATTTTTCATAGCGGTCCTTGTCTATTTCGTGTTTCCGCGTGCGGGTCCGGAAGGTTTCGTTGGTTCGGAAACGCCTTTTGTGGGGTACAAGCCAACTTTTGATTTTTCCGACGAAGATGAACAACGAATTAAGTTGAATGTAGAAGAGGGACAGGTGGTGCCACGTGTCAGTTTTCCTTACAAGAATGTGGTGGACGAAAAGGGCCAGTTGGTCAATATTATTATGATTTCGGCGCCGTTTCGAACGGAGGAGGACGAAAAGATGTATGAAAAGTTGCGTTTGGCGGGGATGGAGTTCTGTGGCATTTCCAGTTATTTGGATTTTCCGGGCAAGATTTGGAATCCGCATGATTCTTTTTTCCATGAAGAACGCAAACATGATTACACCAAAATGGTCAAAGCATGGATTCATTGTTTCCGTACACCGCCATCGAATTTGTCGTATTCACAATTGCCGATGTTGATGATGGCCGAAGCGGATTTAAAGGACCCTTCTTCGGTCGAGTATACAGGCAAGGACGAGAAACAATACGATTTCATTTACAGTTGTTTGCGCGAAGACGAAAACGACGATTCGTGCAAACCAGGCTGGAATTGGTACAACCGCAACTGGGACGTGGCCAAGCGATGCTTAATCGTCATGTGCAAGAAATATGGGTTACGTGGTGTCATTGTCGGTCGACAGAACTGCGAAATGACGGATTTCTGCCAGAATTTGGTCGAAGTCTTGCCCTTTCTACCCTGGCACGAATTCCAAACCAAAATGCGGCAATGTCGGTTCCTCTTTGCACCCAATACGTCTGATGCCTCACCTCGTGTCATCACCGAAGCCATGTGCTGGAACATGCCCGTCCTCGTCAACGAAAATATCCTCGGTGGTTGGAACAATGTCATACCAGGCGTGACTGGCGAATTCTTTACGACGGAAAACGACATTGGTGATGCCTTGGACAAATTGACGACCCAATACGACTCTTACACACCACGCGATTGGTTTATCCAAAACCGCGGGAAAGACATTTGTGGACCCCAGCTGGCCACCTTTTTGAAATCCAGCTTTCCCGAAATCAATAAACCAGACGCACAACTCATTACCTTTGGGTAAAAAATATAACGAATATATATGAGTACATCAAACTACAGTCCTAGAGATTCATTATCATCTACAGATTATAATCCTGTAAATGTAAATGTAAATAGAGCTCGTAGTTTAAGTAGTATTAGTAACTACGACCCGAGAAGTCGTAGTTCAAGCCATAGTACTGCTATTATTCCATCAAAGCCCCTTGAAGAAATTGTTAGTCAAAAAATTGAAAAAATTGAAACCCTACAAATTCGTTTACCAAATGATTTATATTTAATAAAGAATACTGATTGGGTGAGTCTTCCTACAAATATTTTTACATTTGTAGATACAGATAGACAAACTAGTGAATATTCATTTATAAATAAAGACAACCATTATTATTTAAATTTAAATAAAACTGAGTTAGGTGATAAAACAAGAGCACATATATCAGTGCATCTAGCAAATTACGGTTTTGAAAATAAATCAGGTGGATGGTTTCATTATAAAGAAAAATTACCACCAAGACCAGGTCTTCATGAAGACCCTAGAATTCTTGAAATGTATGAAATATTTAAAACTTTAACAAAACGAAACATTTTACCGGGATTAAGTAGAAGTTGGCCATTCAAACAAACAGATGATTTGGCCATTCAAACATCATCATCATCATCATCATCATCATCAGGAGGTACAAGAAAACAAACAAAAGAAAGAAAAAGAGTTCGCAGAACATGGAAAAAATTACGAAAACAAGGAGGATATCAAGCTGTTTTCGAGCATCCCTACAGGGTGGGTTTGATTTATATTTCACACCCCTCTGTAAGGTCTTTTTAAGCTGTTTTCGAGCATCCCTACAGGGTGGGTTTGATTTATATTTCACACCCTTCTGTAAGGTCTTTTCAAGCTGTTTCAAGCATCCCTACAGGGTGGGTTTGATTTGATTGACAACCCTTCTGTAAGGTCTTTTTAAGCTGTTTTCGAGCATCCCTACAGGGTGGGTTTGATTTGATTGACAACCCTTCTGTAAGGTCTTTTTAAGCTGTTTTCGAGCATCCC